TTACTAGTAAGAACCAGAGTTATGACTACCATAAACACAATGGTAGAACAACGGCAAGGATGGATACATTCACTAAAAGAAGGGATAGGTATTTTTTTCACAAGCTTAGTAGAACTTATAGCGATAATGATGTCACTAACTATTTTGTCAGCAATTTTGTTTCTAACACTAATCTTTGGATTGGGGATATCATTGGTAGAGCAGGTGATGATAACTATAAAACGTGGTCAAAAAAAGTAGAGGCATTACATTATTACTATGAACAAGATATAGATTATATATTAGGTAAGATAACAAAGAAATTAAGTTTTGATGATTTGTTTACTTCTAAAGATAAACAACACCCACCAATACTTAAATACTTCTTATCTAAAAAGATAAACTTTGAAACGCTTATAATATTAGATGACATATTAAAGTTTTCAAAAAGACTAAACAAGGACATAAGTGAAAAAGTATTATGGCCTAAATTATATGATAGAATGATAAGATATAAACCTTTCATGTCGTATAATATAACAAAATATAAAATGACACTAAAGAATAAAATAAAGGATATGTAATGGCAAAAATGAGAATGTATAAATTCTGGAATGAAGCAGGTGACGAAAAAGAAAAAGAAGAAATGAGTTTGAAGAAGGCAGTTAGAGCCGTTCAAGGTGACTACAAAGATAAATTTATTAGTGTTGAATACATTACTAAAAAAGGTAAACAGATTAGTCAATCTGTACAAATACCTATGGGTAGAAAAATAAGACAGGCAATAATCACAGAAGCAAAACGATTAGCAGCAAAAGCAAAAAGACTATAAGGAGAATATATGACAGATAGTGAAGAAAAACAAAGAGCCCTTGACGCCAGTATGGAGAATGAAGGCAATAGAGATTTAACTCCTATGGTACAGATATCGGTAAAAGATTATGATAAGTTGAAAGAACAACAACATTACATTACCGATAAAAGTTTAATTGATATCATAGATAATATGGAAAGACTATTAAGAGCATTGAGAAAACATATAGTTAGAACGGATATATAATGGCAAGAAAATCAATTGTAGAAGCAACTAGTCAAATTATAGGTCAAAGAGAAATCAATCATTTAGCAGATGATAGAGGGCCAAATGATTTAGAAAGAAGAATAGATGAGCAAGATAAAACCATTGCTTATTTAAAACGAGATAATAAGACACTTGCCAAAGAAGTATCTGATTTAATAGAAGAAAAAAAACAAATGCTTGACAATAGGTCTTAAATCTGTTATAATAGAACTATGAAAACTATAATAATAGCACTTTTAGTATTATGCTTTACCGCTACTGTGGGAAATACTAATGAGAATAATATAATTAACAAGGTAACTACTCATATCTCTAATGAGATTCAAGATATAAAAGAATTTCAAAAAGATAATTGGGAAAAAGGTAAGATTCAAACTGCTAATAATATAGCAATGATTAAATCTTGGTTTGTTAAGAATTAGTCTTATAAATAATAGAGTGCGATTAACACAGCACATATACAAATACAATTATACAAAAACATACAAAGGAAAATATATATGAATACAAGTATAGCGGCCTTAAAAAGGTCAAAGTCAAACCTAGATACCCTAGTCAGCGAACTAAACAAAGTTGCTGAACCTCAAAAACAAAAGAACTCATATGCTGATGACAGATTCTGGAAACCAGAATTAGATAAGTCAGGTAATGGCTATGCAGTTTTTAGATTTCTACCAGCAGTTAAAGGTGAAGATTTACCTTGGGCGAGATTATGGTCTCATGCCTTTCAAGGACCTGGTGGTTGGTTTATAGAAAATAGTTTAACAACTCTTAACAAAAAATGTCCTATTAGTGAATCTAACAGTTTACTATGGAATTCTGGTGTTGAAGCAGACAAAGAGATTGCAAGAAAAAGAAAAAGAAAATTATCTTACATTGCAAATATTCTAATTGTCAATGACGCTAAACATCCTGAAAACGAAGGTCAGATTAAATTGTTTAAATTCGGTAAGAAAATCTTTGATAAGATTACTGAAGCGATGAAACCTGAATTTGAAGATGAGAAACCTATTAACCCATTTGATTTTTGGGAAGGTGCTAACTTCAAATTGAAAATCAGAAAAGTTGATGGTTACTGGAACTATGATAAATCAGAATTTGATAGTCCTACACCAATCAAAGAGAATGATGAGGCAATCGAACAAGTTTGGGATAAACAATATGCCCTTAAACCATTTCTTGCACCTGAAAACTTTAAATCATATGATGAGCTAAAAGCGAAACTAGATAAAGTTTTATTAGGCACAAGAAGTACTGGAACTGCTGAAGATGTGACGATCCCACCTGTCACCAATGTAGTACCAGTCAAAACAGAAACAGTTGATAATACATCTCCTACACCACTTACAGAAGATGACAGCGATGAAACGCTATCGTATTTCAGTAAACTGGCAGAGGAAGAGTAAAATCTCTCCACCTGTTTCTTCAGAGGGTAGGCAATGCTAACCATGCTAAGTCCTACCCTCTAAATACACTAAATTATAAGAAAAGAGGCCACTTCGGTCTCTTTTTTTTAGCATTATAGACAATGTTTATTATAAATATTAGTGTAAAATCGGAGAGAAATGAAAAAATTATTAACAGTATTATCAACAATCTGTCTATGCTCAAGTGTTAATGCTTCAGAAATGACATTCAAATTCGGTAGTCCATCATTTTCTGGCAACGGAAAATCATCACACTATCTAACAATTGAAAACATAGAGAAGACTCGTAAGGACGCTATCAAAGCACAAGCGAAAGCTGACAAAGAAAAAGCAGAGTCAGACGCAAAGAACACACCTATTGCTAAATTTAAAGCAAATATAGAGTCAAGATTTTATACTGCTCTTGCAAAACAAATTACAGACAATGTATTCGGTACTGATGGTCTTCAACAAGACTCAGGTACATTTACAAATCCTGTCGGTGGTGAAACAGTTGAGTGGACAACTCCTGCAGGTACAGGTAATGTAGTGGTGACTGTCACAGAATCAGATGGTACAACAACTGTCTTTACAATGCCTAAAGAGGACAATAGTTAATGTTTAAATATATAGGAATATTCCTACTATCTTTAATGTTAGTAGGTTGTGCTACTAATAAAGCAAAGTTTGATGTAAGAACACAAAAAGTTGCTTACAAGGACTTAACATCAATTAAAGCGCCTAAAGGTGACCCTATCATAATTGCTGTTTATGATTTTTTAGATATGACAGGTCAAAAAAAACCAGGTGGTAACTTTGCTTCAATGAGTACGGCTGTCACACAAGGGTCGTATCAGTTATTAATCAAGGCACTATCAGACGCAGGTGATGGTAAATGGTTTAGAGTTGTAGAGAGAACAAGTCTACCAAGTTTATTACAAGAAAGAAAATTAATTAGGTCTACAAGACAACAAGTAGATGGTGAAAAGGCAGAGTCTTTACCACCACTATTATTTGCTGGTGCATACATCACAGGTGGTGTTGTAGGTTATGATAGTGATATCAAGTCTGGTGGTTTTGGTGCTAGAATTTTAGGCATACAAGCAAACAGACAATACAGACAAGATATAGTCACAATCATATTAAGATTGGTAAATGTACAAACAGGTGAAGTAGTTATCACAACGACTATTGAAAAGACTATTGTTTCTACAAGTGTTGGTAGTGATATATTTAAATATTTTGATACTGATACAATGTTAGTAGAAGTAGAAGCTGGTTATGCAAGAAATGAACCAGTGACATTTGCATTAAGAAAAGCAATAGAAAAAGGTGTGGTAGATTTAATACATTCAGGTATTGCAAAAGACTTATGGGCATTTGAGATAGAAGAAATAATTTTACCTATTGCAAAACCATCTAATATTAAAGATTACATAGATACTACAAATGATGTAGAAATTAATCCTAATAGACATAGTGATATCGTATTTGAAGATGATGGTGTTGATATGGGCGAAAAGGTAGAGAAAACTTATGAAACTTACCTTGAAGAAAAGAAATTAAAGAAAGAATTAGAAGCTGAAGCCATAGAAAAAGAGTGGGAAGAAGTAGATAAACAAACGGAGGAGAATGCTGATGAAACAGATAATGATAGCGATGGTGATTCTTCTAGCGACACTAAATAATAGTTTCGCAGGTAATTCCGTATATATTCAACAGGATAATCAAACAAGTGCAGGATCCGTCTATATAAAACAAGACGGTGCTACAAATAAGTTTGGTATATCTACATCAGCACCTTTCGTAATTGATGGTCCCAATCTAACTATCATAATTAAACAATTAGGTAATTCAAACGAAACAGATGACACTGGCGATATGAAATTCAAAGGTTCTAATATGACCCTTGATTATACTGCTACAGGTGACTCAAATAAATTAAGAGTTGATCTACCAGATACAGACGCTGATGGTCATTATTATGATATAGATGTTGTCGGTTCCTCAAACATAGTAGATATAAGTGGCAATGCAAGTGATGATGTACAAGATTCTCACATAGATTTAGATATAAGAGGAGACTCAAATGATTTTTGGGCATATTTAAGAGGTGACTCACACTTCTTATATGTTCTTATGTCAGGAGACTCAAATGATGTAGAGTTTTATGGTAACACTAACTCAACTGGTATGGTAGGTGCTAGTAAAGCAAATGTTATGATTGGTCCTAATGTAGAAGGTCACGGTCAGTTTGCAGATACAACTGGTGATGAAGGTGCTACAATAGATGTTTATATAATTGGTTCTTCAAATACTGTACATATGTCGAGCCACGGTGCTAGTAATTATCAAGTCCAC